ATGAACAACGCTGCTTTGGCTGGAGCCACTGCCGTGTCGTTTATTCTGACCAACAGCACGATTTCAATCAATGACACAATCATTGTCTGTGTGTCCAGCAACACCACTGGCAGCGCACTTGGCGCTTATACGACTTATGTTTCGTATCTGGCAGCTGGTTCTGCGCTGATCACGTTGCGTAACTTGACTGCGGCAACTTCTTACTCGGAAGCCGTAATCATTAACTACGCAATCATCCACGGTGCATCGTAATGCCTTTAATTGCATCAATGACCCCAAAGGCATTGAAGGCCAACATCAAGGCAGAAATAGAAGCTGGCAAGCCGCCGAAACAAGCGGCTGCCATTGCTTACTCTGTAAAGCGTGAAGCTGAGAAAAAAGCCAAACTTAAGAAGAAGTAATGCCAACCCTAGCGGACATTTACAGCGCCATTGATTCTGCAAAGCGGAAAGGGTCTGATTTTGTCCGCAATCCTGGTGCAAGCCTTCAGCAGATGGTGGGCTTGGCTAATGATCGGGCTGGCGCTTTAAATGAACTGACATCCCAAGCGGCTATGGAAGGCGCGAGTTACGGGCCAAAGAGCCAACAATTAGCCAATCAGATGGCAGAGGCTTACAACCCAATTGGGATGACCACATGGCATGGTTCCCCTCATGTGTTTGAAAAGTTTGATTTAGGCAAGTTGGGAACAGGTGAAGGCGCACAGGCTTACGGCTCTGGAATGTACGTTGCTCAAAATCCATTGGTGGCAAAAGGTTACCAAGACACATTAGCCTACAAAGCGTTTGATTTGCAACCAGAAGCACAAAAACTTGGTTTAGATTTACCTGCTGGAACAAGGGGTGAATTTATGCGACAAGTCAAAGCAGACAAGCCTCCGGAAGTTTTGGCTAGACAATTACAAAACGCAAACATAGCCGCCAGAGATTTGCCCGAAGATAAATTAGCTGAATTGTTTAGGTCGTATAAAGAAAAAGGCGGTGGCAATTTATATCAAGTTGATTTGCCTGACACTCACATCCGAAGAATGTTGGATTGGGATGCGCCAATAAAGGATCAACCAATTGTTGTGCGTAAATTAGCCAAATCCTTAGGATTGGAAATGAACGATCTTGGTGGTGATTTATTAGCTAAAGTAGGCAAAGACGAAGCTGGTCGCAAAATCATGCAAGATGCAGGAATTCGTGGCGTTAAATATTTGGATCAGAACAGTAGGCAACCAGGCACTGCTTCAATGACCAAAAACCAGATTGATACACTAATAGATATTCTGAAAAAAGACATAGCATCAGGATTAGGAGATCAAAGCAGAATGAAGCAAATTTTGTCTTCATTGGAAGCTGAAAAGGCCTTACATACAAATCAAACTCGTAATTTTGTTGTGTTTGATCCTAATCATTTGTCAATCTTAGAACGCAACAGCCAATCAATCAAATGACTGAAACAACCGAAAAACGCCCTGTTGGTCGCCCATCCCTCTACGATTCAAAGTATTGTGAGGAAGTGGTTGCCTTGGGCAAAATCGGTAAGAGTGTTGAACAGATTGCTTCTAGGCTAGGGTTTTCCCTACGCACAATGTACGAATGGCGTGATGTGCATGAGGAATTTTCGCACGCCATGGAGGAAGCCAAGCAACATGAGTTAGCTTGGTGGGAAGATCAAGCCGATTCTTACATGGTAGAGACTAAGGATGGGCCAAGATTAAACGCAACAATCTGGTCAAGGTCTATGGCTGCCCGATTCCCCAAAAAGTACCGTGAGAGCGTCAAGCAAGAGATCACAGGCGCTGATGGCGCACCATTGTTGTCAGGCATCCAAGTTAGCTTTGTGAAGCCAGAATGAGCAACTTAGCGATTGCAAAGGCAGAATTTCCTGTAAAGCTGGAAGGTCTGTTCAAGAAAAGCCGCTACAAGGTAGCTTATGGCGGCAGGGGTGGCGCTAAGTCTTGGGGCATTGCCAGGGCGCTTTTAATCCTTGGCGCTAAAAGCCCGTTACGTATTCTGTGCGCCAGGGAGTTTATGACCTCCATGCGGGATTCGGTGCATAAGCTGTTATGCGACCAGATCGAAGCACTTAGTTTGTTTGGCTTTTATGAAATAACCCAAGCCAGCATTAAGGGCAAGAATGGAACAGAATTTGCCTTTGCGGGTCTAAAGAACAACATAAGCAATATCAAATCCTTTGAGGGCGTAGACATTGCGTGGGTTGAGGAGGCCCAAACAGTAAGCCGCCTCAGTTGGAATGTTCTAATCCCAACCATCCGAAAAGAAAGTTCTGAGATATGGGTTAGCTTCAACCCTGAGTTGGAGACAGACGAGACTTATCAACGGTTTGTGGCATTCCCCCCCGCGGACTGCATCACCATGAAAGTGAACTGGTCGGATAACCCGTGGTTTCCTGAAACACTTAAACTTGAGAAAGACGCCCTAAAGGTCAGGGACGAGGAAGCCTATAACCAAGTCTGGGAAGGTCTTTGCAGACAAACAGTTGATGGGGCAATCTTTGCCAAGGAGATGCAACAGGCCGAGAAGGAAGGGCGCATCTGCCGTGTGCCGTATGACGCTACAAAGCCCGTACACGCTGTTTTTGACCTTGGGTGGAGTGATAGCACTGCCATTTGGTTTTTACAGTTTGTGGGCATGGAAACAAGGCTCATTCGGTACATAGAGGACAGCCAGAAAACAATCAGTTATTACCTGGCAACCATGCAAACCTACGGTTACGTGTACGACACCATCTGGCTACCGCACGATGCGGAGAACAAGACCTTGGCAGCAGCTGGACGCACAATTGACGATATTGTCAGGGCGGCAGGGTTCAAGACCAGAATCATGCCAAGAGTGCCAGTGCTTGATTCAATCAATGCCGCAAGGACAATCTTTCCGACTTGTTACTTTGACAGGGAACACACCGCGGATGGTTTGGCTTGCCTGAGACACTATCGGTATGAGGTAGACCCAGACACAGGCCAGTTCAGCCGAAACCCCTTGCACGACCACTATTCACACGGGGCAGACGCATTCAGATACATTGCACTGATGATCAAAGAACCCGTTAAACCCAAAAAGTCAGCACAGATTGCCACTGTTGGCAATTGGATGGGCTAATGAGATAATAAAGAACGAAATAAAGGGCTGAACATGGCTTACCAAGACGAAACAGGCAATAAAGACAAGATCAACGATGCCATTAAATTCTGGCGCTTGGTCAACGATGCCGACTCCAATAATCGGGCCGAGGCGCTCAACGACATCAAATTCGCCGCGGGTGACCAGTGGCCCGTGGAGATTCAGAACTCCCGCAATCTTGAATCCCGTCCATGCCTGACAATCAATAAGATCGATGCCTACATCCGTCAAGTGACCAACCAGCAGCGGATGCAACGCCCCCGCATCAAAGTCCACCCTGTTAATAACTTGGCTGATTACAAGATTGCTCAAGTGATCGAGGGAATTACCCGTCACATTGAGGTGAATTCCAATGCTGATACGGCTTACGACACCGCATTTGACTACGCAGTCCGAATGGGTTGGGGTTACTGGCGCATCAACACAAAGTATGTGAGTGAGACTTCTTTTGATCAGGAAATCTTTATTGACACCATTGATAACCCGTTTACGGTCTATTTTGACCCTAACTCCATTCTTTCTGATGGCTCAGACGCAGAACGCTGCCTGATCACCACGGTGATGGATAAGAAAATATTCAGGGAATACTATCCAGATGCAGATGATGGCGCCAACTTCCAACAACGCTCTACTGGTGATGACACCGCCTCATGGATAACCAAAGAAGATATTCGGGTTGCCGAGTACTTTCATATTGAGCGTGAACGAGCCAAATTGTATTTGTTGAGTGATGGGACTTCAGCCTTTGCCGACTCAGATAGTTTTTTTGCCCGAGTAGAGGCATCTGGCCTGACTGTGATTGATGAGCGAGACAGCTTCCGCAAGACAGTGAAATGGATGAAATGCACCTCACTTGAGATTCTTGAAGAAAAGACAATGGCGGGTAAATACATCCCCGTTGTGCCGTGTTATGGCGCTCAAGTAATCATTGACGATAAGCGCAAGAAATACGGTTTAGTGCGATTTGCCAAAGACCCACAGCGGATGTATAACTTCTGGCGCACCAGCATGACTGAAAGCGTAGCCTTGGCTCCCAAGGCCAAATGGTTGCTTGCTGAAGGCCAAGACGAGGGCCATGAAAGCGAATGGGCAATGGCGAACATCAAGTCAACGCCTGTCCTCAGATACAAACAAAAGGACATCGAGGGCGTACCCGCACCCATACCAACTAGACTACAGCCAGAGCCACCACCGACAGGCATTATGGAAGCAGCTGGCGCTATTTCCGCTGACTTGCAAATGGTTTTGGGTGTACTTGATCCCAACCAACTGCCTTCTGGAAACATTTCGGGTAAGGCATTACAAGGCCAACAAAATCAGGTTGACCTGTCAAACTTCCATTACTACGACAATTTGACCCGTTCCATCAGGCACACAGGCAAAATCATCTTGGACTTAATCCCCAAGATTTACGACACCCAACGGGTAATGAGAATAATCGGGACGGATGGTCAGCCCGACATGACCACCATTAACGAGCAAAATGAGATCGGTGAAGTGCTGAACGATGTCACCGTGGGTGAATATGATGTGGTGATGGACACAGGGCCAGGCTTCCAGACTAAGCGCCAACAGGCTGTTGAAAGCATGATGCCACTCATGACGGGCAATCCCGAATTGTTTAATATTGCGGGTGATTTGGTCTTCAGGAACATGGACTTCCCTGGCGCTGATGTGATTGCAGACCGCCTTGCCGCCATGAACCCAATGGCAAATATTGATGAGAAATCAGAAATCCCACCACAAGTTCAGATGCAATTGGCTCAATCTCAACAGATGGTTGAGCAGCTGCAACAGCAATTACAGGCGGCTGGACTTGAGATCAATAATCGGGCGCAAGTGGCCCAGATCAAAGAAGATGGCGCTATGAAGCGCAAACTCATGGACGTCACCGCACGGGCGCATAACACCGAGACTATGGCAGAGGTCAGGGTAAATGACCAAAACACCCGCAGCATTACTTCACAGAATAAGACTGAGATTGACGCCTTGGTTAAAATCTTGTTGGCAAGAATGTCACCAAATCAATTATTGGCTGAAATTGACCGACTTAATGCTGAACAGCAACAATATGCGGTTAGCGCGGCAATGGACATTGATCAAGGTCAAAACCCATTTATGCAACAGTAATTGACAAATGCAGAATTAGGGTAAATAATTACTCAACCTTACCCATGAGGTACATGGGGTAAATTCTTAGGGCAACCTATGTCAGAAGTTCAGGAAGCACCACAAGTGCAACCAAAGGTCACTACCACGGTGGTGACAAGTGAAAATTTAGCTGAATTTAACGCTAAAAGAATGGGTTTAGCTGATCCTATCGAGGCTGCACCAGTTGCAGAGCCGAATCGTCAGAGTGAGCCAGTTGTAGCGGAAGAGGAAG